AACAGTCCCTATGGCGTAACCTGATAAATACATTATACAGGTAAACAACTATGACAATATCAGCTACTGCAAATATACTATCTACGCCATCTGGTCTAACATTAGATGAACTAAAACAGGCACTATTCCAAAACGTCAGATATCGTCTAGGAGATGGTATCATTGACTTAGAATTAGATCCTCAACACTATGAGGCAGCATATAATTACGCTATCAAAGTCTATCGTCAAAGAGCGCAAAATGCTACGGCAGAATCTTATACTCTTTTCACAATAGAAAAGAATGTTGATACATATACACTACCACAAGAATTCATTAACGTCAGATGTTTATATCGTAGAACGGTTGGACTAGAAACAGGACCTTCAAGTAGTTCATTTGATCCATTCAGTTCAGCTATTCTTAATACATATTTGCTAAACTATAACTATGCAGGTGGTATGGCAACATATGACTTCTATGCTGGTTATGTTGAATTAGCCGCACGTATGTTTGGTGGATATGTAGTTTATACATTTGATCCAGTAACTAAAGTATTACGTATTGTTCGTGATCCAAAAGGATCCGGAGAACGTGTCCTTATTTGGGCAGATGTACAAAGAACACAAGAAGTATTATTACAAGATCCGGGAGCTGGTGTTTGGATTGGTGACTGGGTATATGCTATATTAAAAGGTATCATTGGTGAAGCACGTGAGAAGTTTGCAAGTATTGCAGGTCCAGGTGGTGGTACAAGTTTGAATGGTGCGGCAATGAAAGCTGAATCTAAACAATTACAACAAGAACTTATTGAAGAACTAAAACGTTATGTAGATTACAGTCAACCATTGACTTGGGTACAGGGCTAAATGAGAGCAACAGAGTTCATTGTTGAAGGTGTGACGGAAGGCAAATTAAATGAGATCCGTGACCAACTTTGGACCTGGGTTCAGTCTAAATTTCCAAGAACACAATGGCCTGAATATGTGCAACGAGATTTTTTATATCAACAAGCAAAGGGCATTCGTAATCAAACCGAGTTAGATGATTTTCTAAAAAGAAACAGAAATGATTTTGGTAAAGTGCAATGGCGTTTAGAAAAACTACCAATAACCATGGATATCTTTACTCCTAAAACGCAAAGAATGATTTTAAGTCGTGAAGGTGGTAGTTCTAATCCTTTTCAAGTTCCGCGTGACGCTGAAAGACACGCACAGCAATTAAAAATAATTCAACAAAAAGGCGTGAGTGAAGAACCTATTATCGTTGCTAAATTATCAAACGGTTATGATTTGATTGAAGGTTGGCACAGAACTATTCAACATTTGAAGGAATTTCCCCAAGGTTACACCGCACCTGCTTGGGTAGGTTACGGGGCAACCTACCCAAGCGAAAGTGTAGAGCAAGCTGTGGCGGAAGGGTTACTGAACGAATTCGCACCAGTCGGTGGGGATGACCGTGAATCTGATGAAGAAGAACTATTACGTCAACTTGCTTCAATGTGGTGGTTGGGTACAGAACAGCAAATGATTAAAGCACAAAAAACATTGGCTGCTATGGGTTGGGAAATAGGGCAAGACGAATCAGGTGATGACGATGCAGGTGTATTTGTTATACGTGTAGGTGATGTTAACGGTGATTCATATATGGCTTTCCCTCACAGTGAATTAAATTTGAACGAAGGCCTGTCAAAGGGCACTTAACCTAAACTCTTTACTTTACCATTCTCCTGTAGTACAATACAATGTATTACAGGAGTTACCATATGATTATTGGAGTGACGGGATTGATCGGTAGCGGCAAGGACACAATTGCTGACTATCTTTGTACATTTCACGGATTCAAACGTGTTAGTTTTGCGGCTTCATTGAAAGACGCAATAGCCAGTGTATTTGGTTGGAATAGAGAATACCTAGAAGGTTCTACTAAAACTAGCAGAGCTTGGCGTGAGCAACGTGATGAATGGTGGAGTGAACGACTAGGTATGGAGATTACCCCAAGATGGGTATTACAATACTGGGGTACAGAAGTATGTCGTAATAACTTCCATACTGATATATGGGTAGCTAGTGTAGAGAACAAACTACGCCAAACTGATGAAAATATTGTAATTACTGATTGTCGTTTTGTAAATGAAGTTAATTCTATCAAAAGTGTAGGTGGTATCACAATGCGTGTTAATAGAGGTGAACGTCCTATATGGTATAGTGCCGCAGTTGATTACAATAATGAACCCGAAGGCAGCGAACAAAGATTAAAAGCTATGGTAGAATTAGGTAACTATGCTGTACACGCAAGTGAGTACAGTAGTGTTGGTTTATTGTATGACTATTATATTGACAACAATGGTTCAATAGATGAACTACATAAACAAGTAAACTCAGTGGTCAACCTGTAAGTCCCCTCGTTTCCAATTAACTTCTTTCTTTTTAACTACTTCTACACAGTTAAGACAAATACTCCGTAGATTAGATAGTTCAGCGTTATCTAAATTACCGTCAATATGAAAGACAGTAATTTGACTAGTAAATAGTCCCTTGAAGCCGCATAAATCACATGCGGCTTTTTTCTTATAACCCTTAGTTTTCCATTTAGGGCTTCTGGGTTTAAGTTTATTTTTCTTTCTACCACACTCATCGCACATACTTCTATAGTGTGTTACTCCTGCTCGGTTATAGTTAACGGCAGAGTGATTCTTCCCACAAGTATTGCATATTGGTCTCATAGTGTATTTATGCCCAGAACCTTCGAAGGCACAGTAACTATGTCTTTTTATAAGTATTTGATAAATATTAGTATGCAAACAGGTAGTAAACCTTAAAATTTTACATAAAGGAAATATAAAATGGCATTAACATCTCCAGGCGTAGAAGTAACGATCATTGACCAGAGTCAATATCTTCCAGCCCCAACGAATTCAGTCCCACTTATTCTATTAGCAACAGCGCAAAACAAAGCTGATGCATCTGGAACAGGTGTAGCAGCCGCAACAACGGCCGCTAACGCAAATAAACTATTCCAAGTAACAAGTCAACGAGACTTAGTAAACTTATATGGTTCACCATTCTTCTATACAACGACAAATGGTACCCCAATTCAAGGTTATGAGTTAAATGAATATGGATTGTTAGCAGCCTATAGTACATTAGGTGTAACAAACCGTTGTTATGTTTTACGTGCTGATATTGATCTAGCTAGTTTAGTAGGTCAAACAGGTCGCCCAGTTGGCAATCCAGACGCCGGCACATATTGGTTAGATACTACTACAAGTACATGGGGTATCTATGAATTTAATCAGACCACTAGTCAATTTGCATTACAAACTCCAATTGTTATCACAAATGAAAGTGATTTAACTGCAGGTGTTCCATTAAGTAGTATAGGAAATATTGGTGATTATGCTGTAAATGCAATTCAAGTTACAACTGATCCTACTGAAAGTTACAGAACATATTATTACAAAACAACAAATAATGTTTGGGTAATATTAGGTCGTATTGAGTGGAAATTAGATATTCCTACAGTGCAAGGCACAAATTCTAATCCAACATTAACAGCCGCTAATACATTTACTATTAATTTGTCAGGTGTAACAGGTGTAACCGCGACTATTGCAGTTCCTGCATCTCCTAACGATAATGTAGCAGGTGTTGCTGCCGCAATTAATGCTTTAGGTTGGACTGGATTAAGTGCAGAAGTTCGTAGTGGTAAATTATGTTTATTTAGTGATCAAGCTGTTACTGGAATTAGTTCAAGTGCCGCAAACTTGGTTATAGCAAATGGATCAGGGACTGCACTTACTAATTTAGGTATTACTGCCGGAATATATAATATACCTTCATTTGTTTATGGTACAAGTGCTCAAATGCCATTATGGGGAAGCAATCAATCAACACCTAGACCAACTGGTTCAGTATGGTTAAAGGTTGGTTCTGCTGGTACTGGTTTAAATCCAGTACTATCAGTATTCAATGGTGCTACACAATCATTTCAAACTAAAACTGTTTCTTTAGCTACTTCTGATGCAGAAGCAATAAATAATTTAGATGCTACCGGTGGCCAAGCTATTCCTGCAGGAACTATATATGGACAATATGCATTTAATACTACTGGAACAAATCCAGCTAGTAATGCTCCATTCTATATGTGGGAAAGAATTGCAACTGGTCCAACTGTAATTACTGGTTCTAATACAGCTCCAGACTTTGTAAGCGGACCATATTATATGGAAGTGTATGTAAGTATTCCTGGATCTAGCACATTAAGTTCTGGATATCAGTTTACATTAGCAGATAATACAGATGCTACAGATTTTGTAACAGCTTGGGCAGCATCCGGAATACCATACACAACAGCAAGCGTAACTACAGACGGTGCAATTCAGTTAACTCATACTACAGGTGGAGTAATTCTTTTAAGTGATTATTTTAATTCAACTTTTACTAATATTAATGTATCTAATGGATTAATAGAAGATGCTGGATTTGTAATTGGTACAACTAGTGGTGTAAAGTATGGAAATTCCAACAGTGCATCATTTATCGTAGCTCAAACTTCAACTACTGGATCCGGAACAAGTGCTTCTTTTGCTATTTCTACGTTTTTAAATGCTTATATAGTAAATGGTGATGGTATTAGTGGATCCGGCGGTAGTGGTTACGCAGTTGGTGATACTATAACTATTGCAGGTACTAGTTTCGGTGGAGCTACACCGGCAAATGATTTGGTTCTTGAAATAACATCAGTTTCTGCAGGAGCAGCAACATCATGTACATATATATCAGGTACATCACCGTCAAACTTTACTACAGAATTAAGTAACTGGGTAGAATTTACATATATTGCTAATGAAGGTGAACCAAATGTAGCTCCAGCTAATGATACAAATTGGTTCTATAGTGTAGTTGACCAAGTTGATATTATGATTAATTACGCCGGTGCATGGTATGGTTATGGTAATAGAGATTATGACAGTAGTGGTTTCCCTCTACCAAGTGGAACTAATACTACCGATCCTAACGGACCATTAATTAGTGCTACTGCCCCATCAGTGCAAAGTGATGCTACTGCATTAGAGTATGGTGATATATGGATTGATACTAGTGATTTAGAAAACTATCCAGTAATTAATCGTTGGGAAAGTGTTAATGGTACTGATCAGTGGGTATTAATTGACAATACTGACCAAACAGGTAGCACAGGTGTATTATTTGCTGATGCACGATGGTCAGATGATCAGGATACTATTAGTCCAGTAGATGATCCTATCCCAACAATTGTTAGTTTGTTGACCAGTGATAATCTTGATTTAGATGCTCCGGATCCAACACTATATCCATCAGGTATGTTGTTATTTAACACACGCCGTAATGGTTACAATGTAAAACAGTACAGGTCAGACTATTTTAATAGCACAGATTTCCCAGATGAAACATTGCCTACATACACTGATACTTGGGTAACAGTAAGTGGTAATCAAACAAATGGTGCCCCTTATATGGGTCGTAAAGCACAACGTGCAATGGTTGTACAATCATTAAATGCGGCAATTGCTACTAATACAGCAATACGTGATGAAGATAATTTCTTTAACTTGCTTGCAACCCCTAACTATCCAGAACTACAACCTGGTATGATTACATTGAATAATGATCGTGGTCAAACTGGTTATATTTTAGGTGATACACCAATGAGATTACCAGATGACGCTACTGCAATTCAAGCATGGGCTAATAATGACGCGGGTGCATCAAGCACAGGTGAAGAAGGTCTAGTAAATCGTGATACATATATGGGTCTATTCTATCCAAGTGGATTAGCAACTGACTTACAAGGTAATCAAGTTGCAGTACCCCCATCATATATGATGTTGCGTACATTCTTACGTAATGATACTATAAGTTATCCTTGGTTAGCGGCAGCCGGTACTCGTCGTGGTACAATTGACAATGCATTAAGTATTGGTTATATTGATAGTGCTTCCGGTGAGTTCCAATCAATAAAAACACGCTTAGGTATTCGTGATGTATTATATATTAACTTTATTAATCCATTAGTATTCTTTACTGGTGTTGGTTTATTGAATTACGGTAACAAGACTAGTTTTAATAGTTCAAGTTCATTAGACAGAACTAACGTTGCTCGTTTAGTTGCTTATATACGTAGACAGTTAACATTAGCGGCAAGACCGTTTGTATTTGAACCCAATGACGCACTAACACGCAATCAAATTGCAGGTGTTGTACAAACATTGCTGGTTGATTTAGTTGCTAAACGTGGTCTATATGATTATCTTGTTGTTTGTGACGAAAGTAACAACACACCGGCAAGAATTGATAGAAATGAATTGTGGATTGACGTTGCAGTTGAGCCTGTTAAGGCAGCTGAATTCATCTATATCCCGGTTCGTATATTGAACACAGGCGAGCTTGGTGGACAATAATAAAATATGATACCCCGAGAGGGGTATCTATTTAAATAGATAAATATTAATAACAGGAGAAAAAACATGGCAATAGCCTCACAATCATTGTTTAACATGACCGTAGCGTCAGACAACGCTGGCGGAAATCAGGGCTTACTAATGCCCAAACTACAATATCGTTTTAGAGTTAATTTTCTTAACTTTGGTACAAGTGCATCTACAAATGAATTAACTAAGCAAGTTATTGACGTAACTCGCCCTTCAGTTAGTTTTGGTGAAATTACTATACCAATTTATAACTCTACTATGTATTTGGCAGGACGTCACGAATGGCAACCTATGACAATTAACGTCAGAGATGACGCTACAGGTAGTGTGTCAAAACTAGTTGGTCAACAGTTACAGAAACAAATGGACTTTGTTGAACAAGCATCTGCGGCTACTGGTCAAGATTACAAGTTCCAAACAAACGTTGAAATCTTGGACGGTGGCAACGGTACTGCTGCTCCAGTAGTATTAGAAACTTGGGAAGTATATGGTTGCTTCTTACAGGGAGCTAATTACAATAACTTGGCTTATAGTTCAAATGAAGTTGTAACAATACAATTAGCAATTCGCTATGATAATGCGGTTCAATCACCGTTAACATCTGGTGTTGGCGTAAGTGTTGGCCGTGCGTTTGGTGGAACATCAGCAACTGGTATTGGTTCTACAACTTAATATTTTTTAAATATATTAAATGGGATGGTTTAATAACTTTGCAACAGACGTAGCCGGAGGATTCTTCGGCAACGACTACCTTCGTGATTATACTCACGCTAGTAAAACATTCAGACCCAATGCATATCAATATGCACCTAAATTTAAGTTCCTATTCCATGTGTATTTTGAAATCAATCAAAGTGCATATGCAGTAGGATTACCTCAAGGTGCAAACTTTGGTTTAGCTGTTAAATCTGTAAAATTACCAAGCTATACATTTGATACACATACGATGAATCAGTATAATCGTAAACGTATCGTGCAAACAAAAATTAAATATGATCCCATAGATATTAATTTCCATGATGATAACGGAAATTTAATACGTAACATGTGGTATAATTACTATACATATTATTATAAGGATGCAAGTATACCAGTAGCATCAGTATCAGGACGACAGGCACAACAAACAGGCAACGGTAGTACTAATAGTCCTAATAATACAAACTATAACGCAAGAAACATTTATTCACAATCTATTACTGGTAATACTAATTGGGGCTATGTAGGAGAAACACCTGATAGTCCTGCTAGTAACACACAAGCCGCAACAGGTCAAACTAAAATTCCGTTCTTTAAGAATGTTACAATATTTGGTTTTAATCAACATAATTATGTAGCTTACACTTTGATTAATCCTATCATTAATAGATTTGCACATGATACCTACGATTACTCACAGGGTAATGGTACAATGACAAATACAATGACATTAGATTATGAAACTGTAAAATATTTTCAAGGCGCTATCGATGGAACTAAACCTAGTGACATTGTTGCAGGGTTTGGACTTAATTCAAATTATGATAGAGTGCCTAGTCCTATCACAAGACCGGGTAGTCAGTCTAGTATACTAGGTCAAGGTGGTTTAATAGACGGGGTTGGTGGAGTTATTAGTGATTTGTCCGGAGAGAACACAAATATTTTGGGTGCCATTCAGAAGGCAGGGGCTACATATAATACTCTTAAAAATATAAATTTAAAACAAGCTATCAGAAGTGAAGTAACAACTGGTATCACTAATGCTATTATGAATCCATTAAACAACACCGGTAGAAATGTGTTATTTAATACTTTAATATACGGTTCTACTCCAAATCAAAAACAACAAGCAAATGGTAGAGCAGTGGTTCCCCCTAATATAAATAGTGCAGGAGGATAATATATGGCAAGAATTATAGACGACCGCACTTCACTTGATTTAACAGTTAAGATATTTGACGATTTTTACGCATTTAATATGGTAGTAAACGGAAATGAATTTGATATTGTTAACGGTTATTTTAAAACTGTATGCGATACTAAAGCTATTGCAGGTAATTTTA